ATTAAACGTTGGGAATGGTAACGCTCCTAATCCGCCTCTTTGTCTTCCGTTTGCCATAATCTATCCTACGTTGTTGTAGTTGTTCCTCCACCATAGAAGCTACCTAAACCGCCCATGCCCATAAAAGGCATACCACCCATGCCGTAGAAAGGCATACCACCAATAGGCATGTTGCCGCCATAGGTTCCTCCACCTGTTCCACCAAAGCCACCTAAATTGTAATTTCCTGGATAAAACGGTGCACCTGTATTATTAGGAAAGTCTTGCGGAGCATTTGCACCCGCGTACCCAAAGCCACCTGCCAACGGTCCAAGGGCAGAGACTACCGAACCAACGTTACTTAACGTAGTCATTGGTAAGTTATACGTACCGACAAAGTCTGAATATAATCTATCAAGTTCTGCTTGTGATCTTCCTCTACCTAACGAACCTATACCCATGGTACGATTAATATCACCTGCTTGAAGATTTGCAAACTGTGTACCTAATCTTTGTGTTCCTTCACCAAGTGTCGTAAGACCTCTACCTGTTCCTTCACCAATACCGTATAATCCTCGACCAGCCGTCGAACCTAATCCGAAACGACCAGAACCTAAACTTCCGTAACCTTGACCTAAATCTCCGAATAATTTACCTGCTTGAGCGTCTCTTCCTCGAGCGCCTTCAAAACTAGACATAGCACGACCTAGCGCATCTTTATATCCCTCACTACGTAACGCACCTATTCTTTCAGCCGCTCCTTTAGCTACGTCAGAAGCTAATTCACTAGAAGCTAAACGACCTCTAGAACCTCCGAAAGCACCAGAACTAACCCCTTGCTCTCTTAAAGACATATCGCCTTTAGCTAACCCTTCACGAACATCTTTCATAGTTTGTTGAACTACTTGATCTTCGTATGGGTCAAAATATCTACCTACTGTTGACGGATCGAATTCGCCTCTACTTGCTCCAATCGCATCTTCTCCGTAACCAGACGCTCTTCTAGCGTCATCAAAATAACCTAGCCCTGAACCATAGGCATCTCTAATATAATCGCTTCCTTCTAACCCTGCGGCTTCTGTATAATCTCCTGCTTTTCTATAAAAATCACTAGCTTCGGCTATATACGGTCGATAACTACCGATAGCTGCATCAGACATATCCATCGCAAATTTTTCACGAGGATCAAATTCAGCTATTCTGTCACCGCCGTATGTAAAAGGTGTTGCGTCTTCTACGCCAATATTACTAAATTGACCTTCCATAAAACTTTTTAAGTAAGGGAATATCCCTTGTCCTAAAAAGTCTGATATATATCCCGCAGGTGCCTGCGAAGTAAATTCTCGTTCCGTTCTATCAGCCATATCTTCGGTTTCCTAAATTATTAAACTGTTCTAACATTGCAATACCTTTAGAATGATTTCCACCACCTGCTTGATCAACTGCGGCTTTAGATAACATAAACTCACCGTTACTTGCCATTACTGGTATTAAATCATCTTTTGGACCACCTGGACCTCGTATATCACCGCCATTTAACATAGGGTTAGCAGCAAACATTCTTCTATCTAATACGCCGTCGACTTCGCCTCCGTTCCTATATTGTCTATATTCAAACGGATTAATGGTTGTACCGCCAACTCTAGTTTGTTGAATTCTTCCTGCTTTTGGAACGATACTACCTCTTGAACGAATTGATCCAGATTTTTTATTACGACCTGTAAGATTATCTACGTCAGCTTTAAAATCAGATAATGAAGCCATATAACCACTTAACTCATCAAATGTATCCATGGTTTTTTCTAATCTTTCTTGTCTTCTTTTACGTGATTGCGTATATTCATCTTCTTCATATACAGGTTCTGGAATTTCCATAGAAGCGTCTACATCTTCAAAAACCACATCTTCAAATAAATCGTCTTCAAATAAAGTTTCAAGACCTCCACCCTCTTCTGCGTACACAGGACCACCGTACATCATTTCTTCAGGTTCTTCAGGTTCTTCTTGTTCTTGTTGTTTATACATCTCATCTAAAAGAGCGTATTCAAAAGGCGTAATATCTAATGATTCAATCCCTACAGGAGTATATTCTAATCCACCGCCTGTTTGCGTATCTGCTGACGCAGTGCCGCCGACTCCCCCGCCTCCTTTATTATCGAAGGCACCTTTAAGCTTACTTGCTGAATCAGCAAAAGAAGCTATTGCTGCTAATGTTTCTAAAACTGCCATTTTAATTTCTGCATAGTGTTCCCAGTATGGTTTTAGCGGATAAAGCCGTTCCCGAAGGCTGCAGTAAAGAACTGATAAAATGATTATACTTCATGATTATTGACTGTGTATATATTTATTGGTTTTTCTTTTCCTTTTACTTTTATCGGTTTTAGTGGTTTAAGTTCCATTTGTGTTTGTGAAGCTGTATTTTCTGTTATTACTATATCTTCTCCAACTTCTTTACAACTGCTTTCCATCCTAGCCGCAGTGTTTACAGCGTCACCAATCGCTGTGTAATCAAAACGTGTATCGCTGCCCATATTACCAATTACAGCATCGCCTGTATTTAATCCAACTCCGATCTCTATTCCGATACCTTCTTCTTTTATAAGTTGTTGCATTTCTACCGCCGCAAGAATCGCTTTATGTGCGTGGTTTTCTAAATCTAAAGGTGCATTAAATATAGCCATCATAGCGTCACCAATATATTTATCCACCATACCTCCATGCTTTTGTACTACTTTTTGTTGAATAGTAAGTGCTTTATTCATAATTAAAGTAACTTTTTCTGGGGACATAGTTTCGCTCATTGCTGTGAACCCTCTTACGTCTGTAAATAAAAAGGTGCAGTACCTTTTTTCTCCACCTAGTTTTAATAATTCAGGATTGTTTTGTAATTGTTTTACTTGACGCGGGTCTAAATAATGTTCAAATTGTTTCTTTATAAGCTGTCGTAACTTAAATTGTGTGCGGTAATTTATATAAAAAGCTGTCGTTCCTGTCAATATTTCAGCTATTAATGTCCATGTTACGTCTATTAATAACCCGTTTTTTATTAAATAAAGCCCAGAAAACGCAGTTAAAGCGGAAATAAAAGTCGCTAATACTACTCCAGAGGTTATTCCGAATACGTTTAAAACTAACCATATAAGGCTTATCGCTACGGTAAATATAAGAAGCTCTACAGCTAACGCATAATCAGGCACGTATGGGCTGTTTTCTATAAGAATACTTTCTGCTAACGCTGCTTGTATTTTATGGGGCTCAAGAAGCCCAACAGGGGTCGCTAACTGCGGCATAATACCTTTAGCGGTAAAACCTACAAATACAAATTTGTTTTCTACATTCATCTCGCGTAACGTGGTCTGTGGTGTATCTACCCAACTAACCCATTTTCTACCAAAAGAATCTACAGGAACAGAAGGTATACCTTTTACTCGTATTTCTTCTAATCCGTTTTCATTCGTTTTAATTACGTAGGTATCTGCTCCAGCTAATATCTTTAATACCTCAGTTCCATAAGAAGGAACCCATCCATCGGGTGTTCTTAACAATAAAGGTAATCTACGTACTAACGAATCAACTTCTGGTCTAGCTACTGCAATTCCTTGCGAAGCATTTTGTTTTAAAGCTTCTATATTTTGTACAACGCCCTGTGCTTGTATACCTCCAATATCTTCACCTAAAATTACTGTTCCTGTTGTCGATGGGTAATCGTCCGTATCGTTTTCATACATAGCTAAAACACTGGGTGCGAAACCTAACGCTTCTGTAAATTCAAAGTCACCTCCGAAGCGATCAGGTTGTGGAAAAGCTATAACCCAGCCAACACCTATTGCACCTTTCCGTAATAAATTTATTTGTATTTGTGCTAAAGTTTGCCTAGATAACGGGTAACCCCCTTCATTAGCTATATCTTTTTCTGTAATATTAAGTATTGAAAAATAACCAGAAGGTTGTTGTTCAGGAAGAAAAGTATCAAATGTTTTTAGTTTTAATATTTCTAATGGAGTTGTTTGAAACGCTAACGGAAGTAATAAAACCGTAAATAAAACTGCAAAAACTATTTTCTTCATCAGCTACCCTGTTTAATTGTTATCGTATTAGCTGAACCACCGTTAACTTTTACGACGTTTTCTACACCGTTTTGTAAAAGAATTAACGTATACGAACTAGAACCGTCTAAATCAAGTCTAAAGCTATCTCCAACAGCTCTTCGTATACTTATTTGTTGTCCTGTAATAATTGTTGTAATTTGCGTATCTTTATCCTGACCTATATTAGTTCCCGCTATTCGTATGCCTGTGGCTAGTTGATTAAGTTGATCCTCATCTTCTCCGATAGCTAACGCATCTATAATTTTTAATAAATCTTCTAAAAAGTTTACATCAAGATAATTTATATCTAGTTCTGTGAACGTTAGATCAGCTTCATTATCTAAAAAATCTTCCGCTAGAAAATCAACATCTAGGTCTGAAAAATCTAAATAATCTGCTGTGCTTTGTATTTGTGTTTCTTGTATAGAAGCGTCTGTTTCTTTAGGAGGATTAACAATTAACATATTATCTATAAGATCAAGACTAATATCTAAAATAACAGGTTTAGACGGAGATTGATTAAATGTTATCGCTGTAGTTGCTTGGTAGGGTTGATTTAAAATAACCTGACCCATAGCTGTTTCTACTAAAATCTCTCCACTTGAATTACCGTATTCGTCAGGTAATAAAATAATAAGTGAAGCACCTGTTTCAGGTGTTGTTGTAATTGTGAAATCAGTTCCCCTTACAAAAACATTAGCACTCGGAGTACTGATATTAATTGCTTTTTTATTATTAAACCTGCCTGTAACAAACCTAGCAGTACCGCTTGCAAAACGTAATGCCATTTCTGATTTATTAGGGTTTGGATCATAGATATAAGTGTCTATAACTAATTTGCTATGATCCATTACACGAACAATCGTGTCGTCTTCAAAAGTTATAGCGACACGTCCCGCTTCTGTTTTAACGTTATCCATCTGCTGAATCGCAAAAGCTAATTCAGCTCCGTAAGGTTTGTCTCTTACTACTTGCGCGTTACCACGTAACTCACTAATACTGCCTATATCAGCAGCCTGTGCTTGTACCTTGGTCGTTTTGAATGACGCACACAGAGCTAGTAGTAGAACCAACGCTGATAATTTTAAGCCAATCATTGTCTTGTGTACTTTGTTGTTGAATATTAAAAGTTCTATTGCTACCAGTGTGATCAAGCCAAAAGTAACCGCCTGCATAGCCGTCGCCATTATAGCTAACTGTGTTATCTGAGCCATCAATATCCATATAATTAGTTGCGGCATCTATATCGATCGCAGCAGTAATACTATTACTCGAACCGTTAATGATCCAATCTAAATCTAATGTAGTAGCTTGTGCAACAGTAGCGTGATTTAAAGTAAATACATTGCTGTTACCTGTCACGTCTACATTTACATTAGAACTGTCTGCTCCAAATGTGTTAGTTTTGTCTGTATTCATATTGAACGTATTTGAGTTACCGTCGAACTCGAAAAAACCTATATAGGAATCTGCCCAAATATCTCCTAAAAACTTATTACTGTCTCCTATCTGGTTTATGTCAAGAGTCATCGCTGTGCCGTCTAAATCTAGAGCTGTCATGCTTCCTGCTGCAGCATCCGCCCCTCCTATAATATTTCCCGAACCTAGTTGTTCTAAATCCATGTTAGAATTAGAACTACCAGAACTTTGATCAATGAATATCTCATTGTCAGCTGCATAAATAGGTACGCAGACCATAAATATAAATAGATATTTTTTCATTGTTTTAACCTCC